CTGCAATGTCCACGCCCTCTTCGGGGCCTACTGAGTTCTGTGAGGGCATGTCTTTGTTTTGGTTGAGAGTAGTGCCTCCCCGACCCCCAAGTGCAAGGGGCCGGAGAGGCTAGGGATTCTGTCTACTAGGCGTGGTTTACGCCTTTGGACAATCCGTCGAACTCGATAAGAGTAGGGACGGACGATCCCGTGACCAGGGTAGTCCCCAGGACACGGAATGTGGCACCGATCGTGGCGGTCATCGTGTTTGCCGCGTTTGCCCCCGAGAGGTAAACGCCAACAGCCGGGGTTCCGGTTGTCTGCGCCTTCACTCGGCCTCGGAAGCGGACAAGCCCTCGCTCGCCATTGGCAATGTCCTCCAGGAGAACACCGAACTTTCCACCTTGCTCTAAGCCTAGAGTGCTGGGGTCTTCGATGGTCGTCTGGGCAAGTGTGGTGGAGTCGATAACGCTCTCATCCACCTGAACGAGGGACCCCGCTGTGAGGGCTCCTCCGGTGCTGTTTAGCATTCTTTCGTCCCAGTTTTTCGGGCCAAAATAGCCATCACCGGGTCCAGAGATACTTGGGTTACTCATTGTTCAATCCTCCTATGGATTGGCTGTGGTCAGAGACCTGGGGTATTACTACGCCCAGACACCAATCGTTTGAGCGGCGGAAGGGGAAACCATGCCCTGCTTTCGCAGAGAGCGGCAGATGATGTTGTGCCAGCAGTCAACAGGCTGTGTCCATGTGAACGGCTGGTTCGGGTGACGCATCACAGGGTGACGCTTCATGTACCGGCGCGTGTGGAACACGGGGTTGATGTGGGAGCCATCAATGAAGAAGTAGCGACCACCTTTCTTGGTGTGCGCCTCTTCGGTCTTGAAGGCGTCGGAAGCGGATGCGTCGACGAATACCGCAGCAGTGTCAAGCTCCGATGCATACACCAGGTCAATGCCAGCGTACTTCGGGTTCATGTATGCCGGGTCCTGCTTGGAAACGAACTGATCTTGCGATGCGCGAAGCATCGTTTGATAGTGCGTGCGTCCGTTCAGTGAACATGCGATGAACTGAGCGCCACTCGATCCGCCACCGTACTCTTCCATGGTTGGAAGAGAGTCGAAGCGCACCTTGTGGTACATCTTGTCAAAGGCAGCGAACAGGTAGCTCGCAGCGTTGAAGGTGGCGTCCGCAGCATATGTCTCCTGCTGGCAGCGCCACTTAGACTCGGTCGACTGGTCAATCGACTCTAGGGTCGACCAAGCCGTGCCCGTGCCGTCATCCTGGGGAGAGCTGTTGGTGTTCTCGTTGATGAAGGTGGTGAGGGAGAATGGCTGAGATCCGCCAGACGCTTCCATGTCCGCCTCGGAGGGGGGAGCAAAAAGGTCCTCCTCAAAGCCATTCATGAAGGAAGTCCACATGCGCTGCTCTTTGACACGCTTGACACGCTTGTAGACTTGGTGCCTACCAGCGGTGGTCATGTTGTCGCCGACTTGTAGCTCAAGCTCATGGTCGGTCCAGGACATGTGGTCGACCGTAAATCGCCAGTCCGTTTCCCACTCGTCCAGCACCTGGGGGTTTTGCCAGGTAAAGGTGTCATTGGGCTGGTAGTGGCGACGGGTGGACTTTTCGTCAAACATCAAGGAGTCCTTGATCTTCGTTCCACCCTGAACGACTTTGGTGCGGTCGGCTCCCTTTAGGAACCGCTTCAAAATGTAGGAGTTCTTCACCGCCTCATTGACAACGTCATCGGCCGACGTCAGAAACGTAGGGCCGGTGGCGGTCATGAAGTCGTTGAAGGTTGTTAGGGCTGAACCCATAGTTTTTACCTCTTAGGAGATGTTGTTGTTCACCAAGCCCTTCGGGCCTCCTCCACAGACGCTCCAGCCTCCAGCGCAGCAAGAACCCTGTTCTCCCGATCATCGGCAGTTGTAGAGTTTTGCTGGGTTGAGTTCTGGCGCGAAGTGCCGGAGGTTCCGTTTCTTCGGGCATGGCTTTTGGCGTTGCGAGCTGCTGCGTTGGTCGTTGCCACATCTTCGGCCCACATCTGCCGGGATGCGTCCCGTATCGCGTCATGGATCGCGTCCATGCCTTGATACTCGCCGCTGCCCATCAGTGTGGTTGCCTTGGCTATGGCCTCTTGCAACTTGGCATCATCGCTTAGCTGGGGAAACGTATCCTCCAGCCTACTAACGGAGTCTCGGATCATCATCCCCTCAAGCATGTTCTCCATGGCCGAGTTTTTAGACTCGGATGCAGCCATCTTGTGGGAGATAAACTTCGACACCTCTTCTGCCGCTTCTTCGCCATAAACTTCGGCGAACTCCTTCAACTCGGGGTCGGGGTTACCAGCTTCATCAGAGGGTTGTTCGCCATGCGAATCCTCCTCGCGGGTCCCGTCTCCAGCTTCATCAGTTTGCAACGCAGCGGCTTTTTCAAGCTCCGCATTGCGACGGTATACTTCATCGGCATCGCCCTGAATCTTTCCCATTTCCGCTGCCCATTTGACGGCATCGGCTGTACTCAGATTGTCTAGGACATGCTTGGGGACCTTGCCTCGCTTGAGGATGGCCGTAGCTTTAGCCAGGTCTTCCGACTGCGATCCCTGGTCTCCCGGCTCTGCGTTGGCGGCAGATTCCATTTCCCCGGGCGGCTCGTAGACCGCATCATCGGATGGGTCGTCGGGCGCTTCGGAGTCGTCAAGTGGCTCTAACTTCTGTAGGACCGCATCCATCTCAGCCTCCGAGCTGGTGATGGTGTCGCCACTGTCGACCATTACCGATTCCGGGGCCTCTACTGCGGGTGCACTTTCAGCGGCACCGCCACTTTCCATGGGGTCTAGCTCGTTCATTTTTCCCTATCCTTGTTGCCTTTCAGCATCTCTGCACGAGTCACCTTGCAAATACCACGCGGAATAGACGCTGGGTCTACCCAGGCAGGACTCGTGTCTACCGCCGCCCGCTGCTCCGTAGGAGCCACTTCAGAGGCTTTGGTGGTCTTGGTTGCGACCTTTTTGGTCACCTTCTTGGTTGCCTTTTTTGCCATCAGTCGTAGTCGTATCCCCCGCCAGGGCGGTCTGAGGTCTTAGAGACGAACTCTAGGACCTCCTGCTTGTTTGTAAAGCACGGTCGGCCGCTTGAGTCGACCCGGGGAGCGTCAGGATGGTTCCGAGGGAGCGAGTGGGCCGTAATGTGCGTGTCTGCTTTGGCGTCTATCTGTAACCGACCAAGGACCCTAGTGCAAAGGATTCCCTCAATCTCGACCTTTTCCCCAAGCGGAGGGCACTCGGCCATGGAGTAGTATTGGAGGGTGGTGGACCCGTCAGGGCGTTCAAACTTGTATTCAGGCATGTCCGGTATCGTCCAGAATAATAGGTGTGTTGTCGCCGAGTCCGAGCCCCTCGATGTTGTACTCCGAGAAATCCTTGGCATCTTCCGGGCTCATGCCCTGGCCGACGAGCACTTCTCTGATTTTCCGTAGCGAGTAGACGGCAATATCCTCGAGTCCGCATCTGGACCCGATCCCGAGTAGGGCCTTATCCATCCCGATGAACTTGGTGGTAATCATCTGCGGTCCATCTGTCCGCGCATCGCCATTCCGGCTCCACCCATGGGTCCGCCTTCAGTCGGCACTGGTCCGCCTCCGCCCATGCCTGGGTTGCCCATGGCTGTTGGGTTTTGGATGGCTCTGGGGTATGCGCCCGACTCTTTGACCCTGGGGTCTGATCCCATCTGCCTCTTTCGCCCCGCCTGTCGGCCAGTCATTGCGGCCAGGTCCCAGGGCGAAGCCTGGGGTGGTGCATTTGCCATTTCTAGCGCCATGTCTACGTCAATCAGATCCTCAAGCTCTGTTGAGTGGATGGACTCGCCGAGCTGCTTTAGCACGTTCTTCCACTTGATCCACGGCATCTGGGGCACCATTGGCCCCATCTGCGTCACAATCTCAGAGACCTGCATGGTGCGCTGCTGGAGCGTGGCCTCGGAGATCCGGCTCATAGAGTACGGCTCGATGTCGATTTCCAGATCGTCGAAAGTGAACCCGGACTCCAGTCCGCCACCGCCTCGGAACCAGGGGCTGTTCATGCCCAGCTCGTCCGCATCGTCCGATCCTAGGGGAAATACGATCTCGTCGTCAATGAATAGGTAGTAGGCAACCTTTCTGGCGATCTGCTTGATTCCGTCCTCAAACTTGCCGCCAACGAACCCCATCCTTGTTTCGGACCCCCGGTCGGCCACAGCAACCTCTGTCGCTGTAGCCCCGCTGACGGCACCATTTCTGGACTCGCTCATCCCGCTGTTACGCTCAAGGCGGTCTTTAGCGACCATGACGTACTCTAGCTGGGTCGAAGATAGTCCGCCGACCTCTACGGGCACGATCGAGTTCTTGTCCAGCCCGTTCACGGGCACCACGAAGTCGTGGGGCGAGTTCTTCACTTTGGAGGCCAGGTCCCGGTCCATGGAGTTGTCCACAAAGACCATCCGCTTGTACGAGTCGGCCGAGTTCTTGGATGCCCGGGCGTGATCGTTCATGTCCTTGACCTGCGACTCTACAGCCACGAGTGCGGACATGGGCCACGGGTCGTCAGGCACGGTGTACGAACCGGCAAGAACGTATGGACCGGATCGGGGTCCGTAGAAGGGCCGGGGCTTCCGAACGAACTTAGGCTTCTCTCCGCTGCTGGCCCCAACCCCCGAAGCCAGCGTGAAGATAGTCCCGTGGAATCCTTCATCGGCACCCGGCGATTCATCCATCTCGTGACTGCCAACCCACACTTCTCGGAGGATCACTTCCTTCCGGTCAGGAATGGCCGTTCCTTCGACCTTCTCCTCTGCCCCCTTATGGAAGTCCTCAACGCCCTCACCTGGGGTCATGGATTTCACCGCCTCGACATTCCATCCAGCGTCAGGGTTCTCCTCTGCCTCCTTGACGAGGTCTTCGTGATCTCGGACGAAGGCGTGGCCCATGTACCTAGCATCCTCCTGACGCTTAGCCCGGGGGTCCAGGAAGAACTCTTTGAACCCGAGCCTGTAGACCTGAGGCCACATGACCGGGTCCTCGCTCTGATGCATGCCCTGGCGGGGCTCTAGCGTAACGATGGCCGCAAACCACGCGAACGAGTAGTCCACCGCCAGGACCTCGCAGTCGCGACGGAAGTTGACATCCCTCGCCCAGCGGTTGCATCCTCGCCTTAGGGCATCTACGACAATGCCAGCCTCGCCGGGCCTTTTAGAGATGAAGTTGAACTTGGGGTTATCGTAAGCCATTCGCGGCACGATGCTGGAGATCCACTCAAAGGCGTGGTTCTCTGGGTCGTAGGAGTCAACCCCGGGGATGGCTTCGCCCTTATAGCCCGGGCCGTGGTATCGGGCCACTCGGTCAGAGATGGTCTTGAGGTGTTCGTCACGAAAACCCTCGGCCGCCTTGACCTCCTCCCATAGCGCACTGCTTTTAGTGTCTAAGCTCATCCTTTCCTCTGGGACTCCCGCATTGTGTCGTCATGTCCCAGCAGGGCCCCAAGGCTAGCCGGGTCGTACTTATCTATAGCGATAGCACGAGTCATGTCTTTCTTCCATGCAAACATACACGCATAGCGTAGCGCATCGCAAGCGTGGTCTGCACAAGAAGGGTCAGGAATCTCGCGCACTGGTCGTCCGTCTCTGGCCTCAGCGTAAATGAGTGATGGTAACTCCTCTTCTAGGGAGCAGGGGAGTGCCCTGTCTGACAGGTCTGGGTCCCGCCCATTGGACGCGCCCTCCACGAGGAAGAGTCCGGGTTCGCCTGTGATGCTGTCAGATAGATACGATCGGACCATATCGACTCCGCCTTGCCAGTCATTGTCAGCTTTGATCGCAATCTTGTGGGTTTCCCGGGCACGGGCATACCCGAGGCGGTCATTCAGGAAGTCGATCGACCTGGGTTCTGCTGGGTCACAGGCAATCCGCACCAGCTCGTACTTCCGGTTCATCCTCTCGGCCGCGTCGGCCCACCAGTCAATCTGCTTGCCGGTCTGGTAGAACTCTTCCAAGCGGTACAGGCTCCCTTCCGAACTCACGCCCCACACCTGCATGCAGCCCGGGGCTCGAAAGCCCCAGTCTATGGACGCAAAGTGCCATTTCATCTCAGGCAGCATCGACCGAGGTAGGATGTGCTTTGCGGCATCGTAATCCTGGTAAATCTGCCCTTCAGCAGACACCCATTTGCCCAGAAACAGCCTTTCACGCCGCACCCCGGTCATATTGCTCAACCGCTGGAGGTATTCCGCCGTGATCGAGGGGTTGTCGGTGTGCCGAGACAGAATCCGGTGCGTTTTCCCGGTGTTGCACCGTTTATTTAGCCAGTGGAACTCCGTGTCTGGGTTGCAGTCACCCATCAACTGCTGATATGGGGCCACTCCGTTACGCAGCGCACGGTGGAAGCTCTCCCACTCGTTCAAGGTCAGCTCATTGGCCTCATTGACGTAGATCAGGTCGTACTCGGTGGAGAAAAGCCGGGTCGGGTTGTCCATTCCCCCCAAGACAATCCTGGAACCGTTCGGGTAGTCGTAGCCAGATCGGCTCTCTTTGGTGATATCACGGGCCAAGCAGGGGTGACCCTTGTACCAGACCTTGTTTTCCAGGGTAATCAGGAACGATTCGTTCAGCGACACCCGGGTTTTCCTCACCACCAGCACACGAACACCCGGATACTTCCAGCAGAAGTCCTCGATGTACTCCCCAATACCCCGAGACTTGCCCGTTCCAGCGGGTCCGTCCACGAGTACGTCCGGCTCACGACAAAGGAAGACCTCAGCCATGCCGCCCTGGGCTACAAACTCCATCTCGGCAACCTCATCCCTGAAGTCACCGTCTTCTTGGTCAAACTTGTCCGCTTCTTCGTACTCCAAAACCGTCATAAGTCACCACTGGTAAGCACCCTGGGGAGCAGGTAGTCCCACAACCCGTATTACACTGGACAGACACGCCACCATCCTTAGGCTAGGGCTTGCGGACCCCAACCGCAACTACTCCTCAGAACCTGAGCCCTCGGTCAGCTCCTCAAACGCGGCGTCCTCAGCCTCCAGCTCGCTAGGAAGCAACTCAGGTAGGTCCATGTCAACCAACTGGGCATTGTCAGCAGCACGACGGAGCAAGTCACCGTCAGCTCGGACCACAATCGTCTTCCTGTGGTGCATCTCGCCCTGGACGTCGACCTTCCGAACAACCGGACCGTCAACCCGGTCAAAGATGATCCGCGCAGCGTCGTTTGCAGTCTTGCCCTCGCCCTTGGCTCGCTTCACCAAAGCCTCGGCAATCTCCTTAGCATGGCGACCACCGTCAGCCTTCACCAGACTCTTCAACCGAGCTGACAAGGTCTGACGCTTGCGGTTCGGGCGACCAAGAGGCTCGGCTTGACGCTTGCCCTTCTGCACTCCAGTCCGAACCTCAGGCTCAACGCAAGACGGGTTTGGGGGTATGACAGCGTGGGCGGGTCCCATCAGATGGCCTGGCCCGGCGCAGCCGGTCCTCCGCTTCGCTGCGCTTTCCTTTTCACCTTCCAGGCGGCGCCCCCCCACCTCGCCACCGGCCCCTTTCGCCACCCCACCTTCCACTTGACTCACCCCACCTTCGTCGACCAGCTCATCCACCGGACGCTTGCCGGTCAGCACTAGGTCCACCATAGCCTTGCCAATCTGGGCCCTGCTTGCCGGTGGTCGATTGGCCCCGCCACCCTGTGCCCTCTTGCGTTGCCGAGCGGGGACTGGGCGGGCGAGCGGCTGGGCAGGACCGTCTCCCCCCCCACCTATACCTTCCTTGCGATTATCCATAGTTTGCTGTTCAGTTATCTTGCGTTTGCGCCTATTGTCTCTGCGGGCAGGATAACCGCGCGGGTCGC